AAATAAACTTCCTAGAAAACTAGGCAGGGCCGCAGGGCCAAACTAATCCGCATGGAGAAACCGTTATGAGTGAAGAAACCGCACCCGAAGAAGTAGCAACCGCAACAGTCGAAAACGTAGAGCCGCAGGGCGAAGATAGTGCCGACTGGAAAGCTGAATCACGGAAGTGGGAAGCCCGCGCAAAGGCAGATTATGACGCTGCTAATAAATGGCGCGAGTTCGAAGTTAGCCAGAAATCAGAATACGAGAAGCTGGCAGACGAACTAAGCAAGTATAAGGGCGAAGCCGCCGAAGCAAACGCTAAGGCTATCCGTTATGAAGTCGCACAGGCCAAGGGCATTCCGTCCGAGGCTATCGAGCTAATTACCGGAAACGATAGGGAATCTATTGAAGCTTCATCCGACAAGCTGGCCGCACTAATCGCGGCACAATCCAAACCAAACACTCCAAGGCCAGACATGAACCAAGGCAAAGTTAGCGCCAATAGCGCGAGCGCAGCCGACCAGTTCGCGGCTGCTCTTGCAGACATACTCTAAAAGAAAGAAACCAATAAATGACTGATCTAAATCGCGGCTCATCCGGGATAGTTCTCCCCGCCGCAGTATCCGGGGAAATCCTTAGCAAAATGCTGGAGAACTCCGTAATCCAAACCGCAGCCCGCCAGGTAACTCTTCCAGGTAACGGCGCGGCTATCAACGTAATCACCGGAGAGCCTTCGGCTTCTTGGGTCGGAGAGACTGCGCTAAAGCCAGTATCCAACGGCTCAGCGTCGACCAAGGTTCTGCGCCCTTATAAGCTGGCAGTTATCGAGACCTTCTCTAACGAGTTCCGTCGCGACTTGCCAGCTCTTTATTCGGCACTAGCTGATCGACTACCAGCGGCCCTAGCCAGGAAGTTCGACGAGACCGTTTTTAGCGGTGTTGGAAACCCAGGCTCCGACTTCGAGAACCTATCCGGTGCAGTCGGCCACGCTCTTAGTTATGACGGTATCGTTCTGTCTTTGCAGGGAATCGGCGCAGCAGGCTACGACATGAACGGTGTCATCATCTCCCCACAGGGAGAGGCCAAGCTACTCGGTGAGAAAGACACCAACGATCGCCCATTGTTCCTAAGCGACCTACAGGGTCAGGGTTCAATCGGCTCAGTCTTGGGTCGCCCAGTGTTCAAGTCAAAGGCAGCTTACCTAGATGCAACTAACGATGTCCTCGGGTTTGCCGGCGACTGGACTCAGGCTGTTTGGGGTCAGGTTGAAAACGTTGTTATCAAGATTAGCGACCAGGCGACCTTGACTTCGGGAGAAACCAACATCAACCTATTTCAGCAGAACATGTTCGCAGTTCTAGCAGAAATTGAAGTTGGCTTTAGGTTCTCAAACATCGCAGCATTCCGCAAGCTGCTAGCTACAGAACCAGAGTAACACCTAACGGGGCCGGCCTTCGGGCCGGTCTCGTTCCAACCCACCAACTTTATTGAAAGGGACTAAATGGCTTGGGCAACTAACCAAGACGTAATAGATCGCTGGGTGGGCGGAGACATACCCGCAGACACCGATGTTATAGATGCACTGATAGAGGACGCGGAAACAGTTATCACCGCAACCTATCCAGGGATTCAAGCAAGAATTACCGCAGGAGCCCTAGCAGTAGCTACGGTGGCGATGGTTGTAACCCGAATGGTTACGCGGATACTACGCAACCCCGGAAACCTAACTTACCTCCAGCAAAGCACCGGGCCTTTTAGTCAGGGCGCGAGCTTTGGAACTGGACGCGATGTATGGCTTAGCGAAGATGAAAAATCATTACTAGCCCCAACTAATAGGGGTAAAGCCTTTGAGGTAAACCAGGGCTATGACGCTGCACTTACCAACTATGACACGATCTGGATCGAAGTAGGCTAGTGGTCTTTTATAGCGGCGGCGAAACAGTGACCATCAAGCGCAGGTCTGAAGCGTCAACCGACGAATACGGGAATAAAACCTATACCACTAGCAACATACTGGTTAGGAACGTTCTAGTCGCTTTTGGTAGCACTGATGAGCCGATAGACGTCGAGCGCGATGCAATAGACGCCAAGATAACGCTTTACTTCCCAAAAGGGACTGCAATAGAGGATAACGATAAGTTCACTATCCGCAATAGCGAGTGGGTCAAAGACGGCCAAGCTCAGGTTTACATTCCACCTTTTCAATTCTCGGCGGGTGTCGTAGTTCATGTAAGGCAGAGACGTGGCTAAAAAAGTAATAATCCACGAAGAAGGCCTACAGGATCTACTAGACAATAACCCCGAACTCAGAGGCGAACTTTGGCAGGTCGGTAACCGAGTAGCCGCAGCAGCAGCCGCAACTGCAAGCTCTGCTGAGAACGGGCCAGGTGGCAGAATCAGCGGATACGCCGAAGCCGGGTTTATCGTCTCATGGTATCCCGGTGGAAAAGGTCGCCCGAGCGTCCACGTCACTAGCAAGGCTGACATAAAGACAGCACTAGCCGCACACTTTTACACTCAAAAGCGCGACGGAGTTGGTCATCTTAGGGCCGCCCTCAGAACACAAACTTAGGACTAAATGCTTATCTTCCCAGATGTCGAGGTTGTCCTAGTCTCTTATTTCAAGACTGCGCTGGCCGCACTCGCTACCCCGCTATCTACAGGGGTAAGGGTTGCAACCGTAAAAGCTCAACAGGATCAGTCCCAGCCCGCTAAAGAAATAATAATTAACGTTAGCTATAACGAAGAAATCGAATACGTTACCCGCGTCGCCTCGGTAACCCTCGAGGTTTATGCAAATAGCTATGGAATAGCAAATCAACTAGGACTACTCACCGAGGCGCTCGCTCGCGAGTGCGTAGGCGGGGTAATAAAAAAAGCCGAGGTCAGACTCGGCCCAATTCGCACTAGCGAAAGCTCAGAACAAGAGCGCAGAAGTCTTGACATCGAGCTAGTAATAAAAGGCTCAACAGTCTAAGGAATTCCTCACCGAGGAAAACCCGGAGTTCCAAACTCCAATCCCAACTAATTAGGAGATAAACAACATGGCACTAACTGCCGATAACGTGGTTGTAGGAATAACCGGGCTTTGCTCAGTAGGCCCAACAGGATCCGCTGCACCCACTAGCTCAACTGCTACGCTCACAGGCTTCACAGACTTGGGCTACATCTCAACCGACGGTGTAACTTTTACCACCGACAAATCTACCAGCGACATTAGAAGCTGGCAGAACGGTGACCTCGTGCGCTCAGTCATCACTGAGGGAACAGTTACCTATTCCTTTATGCTACTTGAGACAACCGAGGCCGCTATAGAACTTTACTTCGGTTCTGCAATGGCTAACGGTAAAGTTTCCCACAACCCAGTCAACACAGGCGGGCGTCAGTCGTTCGTCATAGACGTTGTAGACGGGACTAAGAAAATTCGCCACTATGTCCCAACCGGTGAGGTTCTATCCGTTGAGGCTCAGGCAATTACCAACGGCGACGCGCTCGGTTTCGGAATCACCATAACCGCCTACGTTTCCGCGGGCCGCTCTGTGGATGTATTTTATTCCGAATTCGAACCAGAGGCCTAACCAACTAAGCCACTAGCGGCGGGTTACATTTGCGGTCAACCCGCCGCTAGTCTCCACACCTAAGACCGCAGAAAATCAAAGGATCGCAATTATGACCGCAAAGACCTACACCTTCAAGCAAAATGGCAAGAAGCATTCAATCCCGCTGCTCTCAGATGTCCCCATGGGGGCAATCCGAAAAGCTCGCAAAGCAGTAGATGACGGCGACCGCGCTTTTATTATCCTGGAATCATTTTTAGTAGAGGGTTCCCCGGCACTCGACGCAATCGACCAAATGAACGCCACAGAGTTCAAGGAATTTCTAGAGGGCTGGACTCAGGGTGGCACACTGGGGGAATAATACAGCTTCGCTTATTACTAGCGAAGCACCCTACCCCATTGGCATACGATTTTAGAACCCGCTTTAGTCTTAGCGTCTTTGACATGGGCCGCTCGTTTAGCTGGCTGGAATCTATCCACCTAGTTTCTGGTCTAATGAAAGACCCCACTTCCTGGACTCAGGCAGCTCAGAACAACTGGACGCACCCAGTGAGTTTTGATTGGATGATAGCGGCTAATACTTATGACCTCTTGACGGCCGTAAATAGCAAGCGAAAGCCAAAGCCCTACCCGACTCCCTGGGTCAAAAAAGACACAAACAAAATCGGATCTAAAAACCAAACCCGCGAACATGTTTTGAATATGCTAAAACGAACCGACCCGAAGGAATGAAGTAAATGGCAAGTAGAGCTTTAGCCACAGCCTTCGTTAACATAGTTCCCGGAACAAAAGAGCTAGAGAACTACCTAAAAAAGGAACTGCCAGGCGACGCCGAGAAAGCTGGAAAGCCAGCCGGTGAAGCGATGGGCAAGACCACAGGCGAGGGCTTCGGGTCTAAGTTCAAGTCTGCAATCGGCCCAATAGCCGCGACTATGGCGGCGACCTTTAGCCTTGTTGCAATTAGTAGCTTCTTCAAAGATGGAGTCTCAGGCGCTAATGATCTAAATAACTCCTTGGCTGAAGTTGTATCTCTCACAGGAACCACGGGTGAAGCCGCCGCTAAGAATATGGCCGAGTTCAAAACCTTAGTCCAGGGAGTTTCCGAAGAGTTCGGCATCGCTCAAAGCGTTCTAACAGATGGTCTTTATAGCGCACTTTCCGCAGGTGTCCCACAGGACAACGCATTAGAGTTTATGCGGGTGGCTTCTCAGGCTGCAATCGCTGGAGTAACAGACGTAAACACTGCCGTTGATGGTATCTCTACTACCGTAAACGCTTTCGGTCTATCGGCTGAACAGGCTCAGCAAGTAGCTGACTCAATGTTCACCGCGGTAAAAGGTGGTAAGACTACCTTCGAAGAGCTATCTGGCGCATTGGCTAACGTTGCCCCAGCCGCAGCTGCATCGGGTGTTAGCTTCCAAGAGGTAAACGCAGCGATCGCCACACTAACCGCGGGCGGAACTCAAACCACAGTTGCAACCACTCAAATTAGAGCTGCCCTAGTCGGTCTTCAAAAACCTTCTGAGGACATGAACAAGATTTTCAATGACCTTGGTTATGAAAGCGCTCAGACTGCAATCGAGCAAGAGGGCCTAAGGTTCGCATTGGGTGCGGTCAGTGACGCAGCCGGTGGTAATAACGGAAAGCTTCAGCAACTACTAGGTTCAACTGAGGCAGTTGCAGCGGTTCAGGTTTTGGCTGGAACAGGTGCCGAGAAGTTCGCAGCAGAATTAGACGCCCAAGCCTTAGCCGCCGGAGCAACCCAAGACGCCCTAGATGTAATCGACCCGCAGCGCGCTTTAGAGAAGCTGAACGTCGCCTTCGAAAGCATGAAGCTAAGCGTTGGGGACGCACTGCTGCCGGTATTCGCTGGGCTTGCCGAGACCCTAACGCCGCTGGTTTATGAACTAGCCCCGGTGCTGGCTTCCACAATGGAGGGACTAGCGCCAATCCTTAGCAACATAGTCGGCATACTGCCAGTGCTGATAGCCGCGTTTTTGCCAATCCTTCCGGTATTCGGTGAGCTGATTGGTGCG